TAGGCAGGTTTCAAACGGGGAAGGGTAGGAGCGGTTGGCTCTACAGGCGCCACAATACTGCTCGCGGGGGGGCCGCAAGTAACTTTCTTGTGTTTTCCGTCTGCAGGAGCTTTGGAATGGATTCTACGTAACGCTGCTGATTTATGTTCCCTCTTCCTGGCGTCATGTTTCTCTTTAGGAGTATCATGATCATCAGTATTTGTATAGGAACCATTATTTCCGTTGATATTCGAAGTGTATCGTCTCACAGCACACCATGGCTGGGTACATCTATGGGTTATGGGACTTATATGAATTTGGGGCCGAAACCCGGCAATATCTTCATAAAATGTCCCAAGGGAAGTCGTATAACGACTTATATGTGAATACACATCTCCATAGACTTTTGAGATCTCGAGAAAATAATAGGACGTGAGAACGGTATATTGATTCAACATACGCGCAACTTCACGTCGATCATCTTCATCAGCCTCTATACAATACAACAATTCATAAATTTCATTCAATGTTGTGTAATAAAAATAGTATTCAGAATAGATTGTTCGAAAACAAGAATCATCCTGAATATTACTAATTAAATTACATATAACACGCGCATCGAAATCCTCGTTTTGTAACAAACGGTACCGAATTGAACCTAAAATGAACAAGTCAAATTCTTCTATCTTCGGAAATTCAAAGTCGTCACCTTCAGTGATTTCACCATGTGACGACTTAATGAATGATGATTCCGTGCTTTGTGAGGTGTGTTGTACCGCGAAGGATTTTATATCCAACCACACCTTCAAATGAAATAAAATATCATTAGAAAAGCAGCGTTGGCCCAGTCTTAAAGGAAAGATTAGGCATTTCAATTTCTTGTTATTCCACTCATTATCGTTATACCCCCCCAGAAGACTGGCATAGTCCCTAACACATAGGAGAGGAGATAGGATAATGTGGAAAAATTTTTTATTTACATTTTCTTTACAATTTGTACATTTCTTTAGTAAAAGATAATGCACCACCTTATTTAAGGGTGGTGCAACACGTCATAAGCTCAATTGCATGACGGACATCTTATACCAAGAACTTGCCGAAGCATAACATCCGTAGACATATATAGTGGTAGTAGATGTTAACCGAATAACAGTTGAGGCCGAAGCAGCGATATTCAAAGAACCGGTATATATCGCATTATCTGCAGCCAAAATGTGGGCCTGATTTAAATTAAAGGTCCACACATAACCAGTTATCTGGGCTTTCGTAATGCACACAGCGGCGACAGCACTACCACCACCACCTGAACATGCATTAATCTGGTAAACACCAGGGTCTAGGTCAAGGGATTTCCCTAAACCCCAGTTGTTAACAGTCGAAGTTCCAGTTAAGCCACCATCATAATTCATCGGGATGTAGCTCAGACGAAGATTAGTACAATCTAAAGTAGCAGCATAGATTTGGTGAAAACGATTTGTACTAGACCCAATCATACTGGTACTTTTACCGGAAACTATATCACCTGTGGACAATGTATTTATATCACCGGAAGTTACATTCAAGTTTATAATCCAGGCGTTAGAAACGCGATTCTGGCTATTTCCAAATGTGGTACAATTCAATGTCGTGAGGTTCGAAGTTCCGTTTCCTTCAAAAGACACAGCATAAGCTTTACGCCACCTATTGGTATTTGTTCCAATATCTGACAAAACTGTGAGGGGCAAGACCTGCTCACTATTCAAATTTGTGATATACCCGCCATTAAAAGGAGTATTAACGGAACCAATTAATGATTGACCAGTTGCAAATTCGTGACTTACTTCAATTGAGTATGCTCGTATGTGCTGGGTGATCAGTTTACTATTAATTGAAGTGCCTAACACTTCGTCATAAAAGCGGATTTCATTTGTTTCTAACAATGTACAAATGGCATTGACAAAAGTCATAGTGTCAATGTATAATTGTTTAATCTCAGCGGAATCGCAGACTAGAGAATTTGTTTGCAATCGCTCAAAAAAGCTTAATGTTGGTGTAGGTCCTACTTGTGAGCTTTGGACCTTTTTGAGTAATTTATCAAACGCTTTCCAGTCCCGTCCGCGAAAACGTCATAAACGGAGGGCTTTCTGGATTGCTTGCGCCGCCATACCTGCAGACACAACGCCGATCCCAGTATAACTCTCAAAACCACGAATGGCAGCCTGGGCAGCCAGCTTCAACCAGGGGGTGTATGGAGAAGCAGCCACTAAGGCTGGAACTTGAGACAAACTGGACATAATTTTGGACAAAGCATATGAATCACCATGACTTGGTGTCTGCAAAGCAGAAGTCTTTGTTCCAACATACTCGACGTGGGCTATAAGCTCAATCAAAAACGTGCACTCAGTGCTAGCGTTTGAAGGGTCAATGTAAACCACAGCTGGTGCACCTCCAGGAACAAACATCGTACCATTGCTCGAATACGCCTCGCTCAACTTGCTAGGCATACCGGAACCCAAAAAGCAACCAGAACTGATGTTTGTCGTGTCATTAACGACAACA